AAGGCTTTAATCAAGTAATTCTTAATAGCCTTTTGACGGGCTGGGAGATTATTTACATCATACGTAAATGATCCATCAGAACCTAACAATAACTTGATTGGTGAAGTGAAGTCTAAGAGACGAGTGTTAAAGAACTTACTCTTAACTGTTACTAAGCCACCATCAGCAGTGTTGATATTTTGACGAGCATTTTGTCGAATAGCATCTTCATTATACGTACCTTGAACAGTGATCATGGTACCAATATCATTAGCTAAAGCAGCAATATCTTTTAACCACTTTTGCTTGATATTAGTTACAATTTCAGTAACCAAGGTAGATAATGTTTGATATGTGATACCATCAATAACATTGATCAAATCAGAGCATTCAGCATTAGCTATAGAGTAAATTTGAGTCCGATATGATGGTAAGTTTGTACTATCAACAATGTATCCATCTTTAATATCTTGATACATTTGTAGAATCTTATTGTACTTAGCTGTGATACTATCCGGATGATTCTTATCAAACTTTTGACTGATTTCAGTAGGTACACTTTCGTAAGAATTGAAGGCTACTGGAAGAAGGTTTTCATAGACATACTTGATTTCTTCTTCTAAGTTGTTTAAAATGTACCCGATTCCTTCAATATCAGTTCCTTCATACAAACCTAATTGATAATTGCTGATATCATTAATAATCTTAGTAATCTTAGATTCATGTTGAACTGTAAAGATAGTAATCTTATCTTTTCGTGCGATACCCATCAAGATATTATCTAAGTCACTTAGATATTGTTCGTAATTAGCACCACTACCCGTAGTTCCATGTTGAGAGAGCTTGTACATAGAAGCTACTCGGTTCCCTAAGTTTAAGAGGTTAGTCTTAATAGTAGATAAGATCAAACTAGATTGATTAGATAAGTTTGTAAGTGTATCCACATTGTGATTGTTACCATAAGCATCCTTTAAGGATTTAAAGGTGTTCATCATAGAACCATCTTTAGCTTCATCTAGATTATTCTTGATAAAGTCAGGAATTTGTCCAGTTGCGTTAGTAACATCTTTAGTATCAGCAATGATCTTAGCCAAATTCAACTTAAAGGTGTTGAACCCAGTATCTAACAAGCCCGGAAATGCTTGCTTCATATATTCAACTAAGTTTACTGACCGATTATAAGCTTCTTCTCGAGTATCATTATCTAGGTCGATTAAAGCTTGTTCAACAGAGTCATTAGGATCTGGAATATTCAATACAGGTTCATCATTGTTAGTTACTAAATACCCAGCCGCATTATACTTTTGTAAAGAAATATTAGTAGCTTCTTCACGTTGTGTTTCCTTGCAATAGAAGGTAACTGGTTGACCATCAGTATCAATAATATTCTTCCCAGTCAGGATATCTAACTTGCCTGTAGGAACATTTGGATTGATGATAGAACATACACGGTTATAAGCATCATTGTTGAAGGAAACATTTAAGTACTTAGAATAACGGTTAACAACATCTTCAATGAACATTGATTCCCCATTACTATCCAAACTATCCTTTTCAAAGGTTACATAGAATGGACCTTCAATCAAGGTTTCTTCATTACGATCATTGTAATTCAAGACTTCAAAGTTATATACTCTAGAGTTTTGAATACTTTCAAAGCTTTGGTTAGTATAAATACGAATACCTAACTTATTATAAGCTTCCCCACGGCCACTTGGATAAACCATGAAGATGAAGTTATTTTCATACCCATCGATAGTGTTTTCTGAATTCCGCAACTTAGTTAATTCAGACAACATGATCTTCTTATTAATGTTGTTCTTCTTAATAAATGCACCGGTTGGACGAATCTTTACATCATCGATATATACATCCTTATTAGTATCGACTAAATGAATCTTCTTTCCCTTCCGGTTAATCTTTGTTTGTACATTAATTACTGCATGAGAATATGTTGCATCATCAGGAAGAATTCGCATAACGTAAGCTTGACCACCTGACTGCAAGAAGTTAACGATGTTGTAACCTTGTTGTCCGTACCGATCATAATTTGGATCTCCATAATAGAACTTAAATTCTTCTGGAGTAGAAACAAACTTCAAAACACCGTCTTCACCTTTTTCGAATACGTCAGCCGCCAATAGGGTAATGACCCCGTCAGCTATAGAATATACGTCATCGGATGAATTAATGGAAGAATAAACTCCTGGATGCAACTGATTTAATTGACGTTCACTTTCATTAGCCAATTAATCCACCATCCTTTCTATATTTAATATAGGGTCTACATATTTAATAGACAATATAATTCTTTGTTGCACTGTTATAGTTTTAGTACTTAATAATCTTCTCAATAGGAGATTCCTTTTCTTTCATGTTACTGTTGTTATTATTGATAGAAGCTATAGCAGCATTATCAAAGTCTTCAAAGGATAAAGCTGCAAATGTATTACTCAATGATGGAATCTCCCGAAGGTTAATTGATTGATAAGCGAATTGATTGTAATTGGCTTGTCGAGCAATAGCTTCTCGGAATGGTCGGTGAAGATCATTCTTATCCCGACATAATTCAGATAGAATCAATTCAAACACGACTGAGGGGTTCTTTAAACTAACATGATTAAGATCTAGAGCATTCAAATATAAGTTAATTAACTCTGGGTAGGGAATCGTTTCAGGTATTTGTCCATCATGTAAGCTATTCACGAAATTAATAACAGCTGTAGCTGATTGTTCAATAACTACTCGATCCATAAATATGTCCCCATCAGTTAACCGAAATACTTCATATTCTCGACTACTGATTAATCCATTATTTAAAGTTCCTTCATACTTAAAGTGATCACTATACGTAAATTGAATTATATTAGGAAATTTTAACGTATGGAAAATTCCAAACTTACCTTTTTCAGCTGAACTGATCTGTTTGATATCAAAAGCAAAAATCCCTAATGTTTTAATATAAGCGCCATTATATTCCGATAGACTTCGATCGAAATTCTTCTTGGGAATGTAAATATCTAAACAGAAAGTCTTGGATTGAAAGATAATTGAATTGTCTTCTTGAACTAAGGTTTTTATTTTCATACAAAAGTCCCTTTCTTCCTATTCATAATGATGATTTGTTAAGATAAAAAGACAATCCGAAATGGATTGTCTTTTTATTTATTTATTTTTAGCAATTACTTTTTTCTTAGTAGCTGCAGGTTTATCTTTAGTAGTTACTTTTTTCTTAGTACCTGCAGGTTTATCTTTAGTAGTTACTTTTTTCTTAGTAGCTGCAGGTTTATCTTTAGTAGTTACTTTTTTCTTAGTAGCTGCAGGTTTATCTTTAGTAGTTACAGGTTTTTCCTTAGCAACTACAGGTTTATCTTTAGCAGTTACTTTTTTCTTAGTAGCTGCAGGTTTATCTTTAGTATCTACAGGTTTATTCTTAGCGGATTTATCATTAGCAATACGAGATAGAGCTTTTAAGAATACTGACGTTTCTTTCTTCCCTTGTTTATTCTTAGTAGAGTAATAGAATGGAATATTTCCAATATTTAGAATAATATTATTGAAGTAGAACCGATAATCCTTATAATTACTGATAATTGCCTTACAGAATCGAATAATAACTTTTCGGATCTGAATCATTTCCTTTGGAGAAGCTGCCAAATTAACCAACACACTATAAACTTTATTTAAGCTAATAGATGGAGTTGGAACTCCTTCCACGATGTAAGTTGATTCAATAGCTCGTTGAGCTCGTTTAATGAAGTTCAGAGTTTCCTTTTGAGAAGCAGATAAAGCACTCTTCTTGATCATTAATTTTTCCAAGGTCAAGAGAGTCAACGTATCTTCTAGGTTCTTCAAATTCCGTTTAACAATATCTGGATCCATATGAGCCAAATTATCATCAGTTAATTCAGGTACAATATTCTTATCAATAGGTTCTTCTGGATGGTGATTGATCTTAAATTCAATCTTCTTCTTACCATCTTTGTCAGTAGTTTCAATCCGTTCAACCTGTAGATCTTCAATCCGATTAATGATATATTTAAGACGCTCTGACCGTTGTTTAACAGTTAAGATCTTATCCTTAAATGCATTGGTTAAATCTTCGTGATATTTAGCTACTTCAGAGTTAACCTCATTGATATCCTTTTCCATTTGCTCCATGTACTCATCGATAGTCATATCGTCCTTAGATACTACTGGTTTAGGATCAATCTTAACAGATTTTGTATCATTTTGTGGTTGTTCTTTTTCTGAAACGACTTTCTCTGTTGTTACCTCTTTTTCTTTTGTTACTTGTGGTTTAATGATTTTTTTATTTTTTCTTTTTACAGACATATTCATTCGTCTTCTTTCTTAGTAGTTGATTGAGTTATTCCATTATAATATTTAACTAATTTTCCTTTAGCTCGATTAATAATGGAAGTGGAGCTCTTAATATAGTCTAAAATATAGGAAATATTGTCATCTTTAAATGTAGCAAAATTATCTACAGCTACATCTTTGATCTTAAATAAATCTCCTACAATATAATTATTATGTTCTTCTGGATCATGTTCAACGATCATTGAAATTAAATTATAGCCAGTTACGTCAATATTATTAATGATTTTGTTAATATTGAAAATCAAACAAGTGTATTGATTATCAATAACCGTTTGAATGAATTTATAGGAAAGATTTTCTTCAACTGATTTAGAAATTTGATAATTCTTTAATAAAGATTCAGTATTTTTAATGATATATTCATATAGAAAATCTGAGAATAGTTTATCTTTAGAGATGACAAAGAAATTATAGAGAGCTTCAATAATTTCTAATTTTTTCTCCACATTATCATCATTCAATACACCCAAGGTAATATTTAAATGATAGACTTCAGCGATGGCTCTTACAACTGAATTTAAATCCTTATTTAAGTCCATTAAGTAACCATCATATTCTTCTTTAGTTAATAGTTGTTTATTAAATTGTTGAGTAAGTAATTCATATTTTTGTTCAAAATATGAGAAATAACTATCTCTATTTGGATAATCCGCTTGATGATTTAGAGAGTTCTTAATTTGAGAGAGAATATTTTCCCGAATAATATCTGAATTAATCTCTGTAATCACCATGGAATCATCATCAGGTTCATGTAATAATGAATCGATATAATCTGTTTCCACCATCATAGTTAAATGTCCTTTCTATCTTAATATAAACAGGTTGATAAGTGTTAAAAAAATATTTAATCAACACTAGGTCAATTTCATATCTAATTATTCAGATTATTTAAAAAATTTCTGAAATTATCTATCTTATTAGCTTTCTTAGCTGTTTTAGAGAGAGCTTGTTGGCGAAGCATATGTTCTTCTTCATCTAGTGTATATTTCTTCTTAAATCCAGCTACTAATTTATCTGACATACTTCCAGAAGATTCTCTATTCATTTTAATAACATTGATCATAGAATTTCTAGTGCGTTTAGTTACAGAATCCATATTAGTAGTGTCATCTAAATCTCCCACCACTTTAATAAATTTCCCAATGTTATTATCAAATAGAAGAGGATATAAACCTATTAAATAAGAGAATAATTGGTCATCGTGTTTCCCATCAGCATGTTCAATCTTCCCAGTTCTCTTTCGTTGTAGAGTTTTAATTTCATCCATGATCGAGGTATTATTGATTAACTCTGGTCGTTGATTTACAATTCCAAAGAGAATTTCATTGATCATGATATCTCGAACTTTAGCAGTAGTATCTAACCCCTTAATAATTCGAGTTGATTTCTTTTTGGTATATCCACTGATATCATTTATATTAGGTCTCTCTTGAGTGATCGTATGAATACCGGCTGCTGTTTTAACTGAATAATAGAGATTCTTATCTATTTCTGTTTTTTCCAACATCTGTATCAATGTTATACCAGCATTATTTCGTTCAGGAATTAATACAGCATTTGGTATATAGGTCGTTATTAATTCTACTAACAGATCAGCTAATTCCGTAACCGCTATCCGATTATTCTTGAATACAGCCATTGGTTCTTGAGAGGAAGGATCAATGATAGTAATAGCTGAACTATCTCGGCCTAAGCCACCAGCCACATCGACCCCGATGATATAATTCTTATTAAAGGAATTCTTTAGTTGTTTCAATACAGTCACATGGTATCTATCATCTAAGAGAGAAATTGATCCAAAAGGTTCAGTTATAAGATTATCAGTCAACTTATCTAACTGTTCTTCAGAGAATGGAGTAGTATTTGATCCTAACGTCCATTGGAGAAGTAATTCCCGTTTAACGTTGTTCATATCGTTATTCATAAGACGTTTTTGCTCTTCTAACCATGCATCATCTTTACCCAGTTGTTTATAACTGAATTCAATATATACGAAGTTATTTTCTGAATGAATAGGATCGTTTATATATTGATGGATATATTCTTCTCCATTCTCCCAATACCAATCATAAATATGCTCATCAAACTTCCAAGCATTATCAATTAATAGCTTACAATAAGCTCCTTGATCTTCATCTAAGTTAGATGGAGTAGTGGTAATAAGAATTCCATAGGGAGTTTTATTTTTGCGAGCTAATTCAGACGCAGTTGAGTTAGCTGGAACTAAAGCATTAAAGATAATTCGGTTATATTTTAAGAATGCAAATTCGTCTAGCCATACAATAGGGGAGGTTGCCCCACGTCCTTGCTTATCTGCTGCATTAGGATTAGATGGAGCAGCTAACAACTTAATTTGGTTATTATTAGATCTAATCAACATACTTTCTACATTGAAGATATCACTGCGTTTATTAACTGAACTTAAGAGATAATCTGGTATACCTTCCATGGCATCTTTAACTCGTTTTAGGTTATCCTGAGCTCCTGATAAAGCTTTATGGGCGAATAGATATTGATAGTTTTTCGACTTATATAAGATTTGCCATAAATAACAAATAGCCGCTGATTGAGTCTTATAGTGTTGTCGAGGAAGCATCAATATTTGATTAACGTTGTTGAGTATACAAAATGATTCTGCTAAATTTCCTCGATGTAATTGATAGGGAATTAAACCCCCAGGAACTTT